TACTATTACCAATAGCATTACCAATAGGTGGCTGAACCCTTCTAGCTGGTGTATCTAGTCCTGATAAAGAACCCCTCAAATAAACAGAACGCTGCGCACCTGACTCATATAAACTATCAAAAATAAATGTTTTGTTTAGTGTAATAGAATCCGATGTGTTTAGATCATTACTAATCCAATGTGTACCAATGATATTACCATCGGCATGTATACTTATAGCAGTACCTTGAGAAATCAGGCCGCCACCACTAATCAATCCTCTTCTCTGACTCAAATTACTAAAATTAGCAATGATGTAAATAGAATAGGATGAATCGCCATACGGTATAGAGCCATCTGGTAAATTGAAGTAACATGTATTGCCGTCAAATAATACACCTGACTGATCCGTTAGAATAGGACTACCAACAGCAGTGGCATTATATGCATTCCCAGACTTGTCTTTCCATCCTGTAATTACATTAGATATCATTGATGACCTTTTTGAGCCGTCTAACCAGAGTTGACACCCACCAATATCCATGGGTCCAAATGGCCTTGTTGTAACTTGTGTGGGTAGCGTAGTTGGTGATGTAACATTCTTGTTCATCTCAATGACCGTTTGCTTGGTTTGTCTGGCAACAGCATCCGCCAAATCCATTTTAATATCTTCTACTCTGGCCGCTGCATCTAAGGAATTCGCAAGGATTCCTGCTCTGTAAAAGCTAGCATGCGGCTGGATTCTGTAATATGGATGTAACACAGTGAGATTTGTCTGTAAACCCCATTTCCACGCCAAGTAACCCTCGATGACTTGTCTTTCATTGTCTGTCAGCACCGTATTGTAAATGAGGACTTCGTGGAATGTATATATTCCACTGTAGGCTTGGTCAAAACGATTTCCAATTGTAACTGTATCTCCTGAATCACTCGGTGTCCAATTGCCTCCACCTGATACAGGGAAATCAGTTCCATTGTCGTATACTGTTACACTTGAACTTGCTTGATTTACTTGATTGATATTGAGATTGAATACAGAAGGTGATGTATTAACAAAGCTATATGATGAGTTAAAGTATGTAGCATTCATTCCTCCAATATACATATGTCCAACCTGCATGTCAAGGGGGTTTCCATAGTTGGAAGGGCCAGAACTCGTTCCACGGGAAATCAGTCCACTACCATCAGAACCGCTGCCAGAACGATAGACCATAAAAATATTCATTGCCTTTATGAATGTTCCCGCAGGAACGAGACACACAAGTTTATCAGCATTCGCACCCCCCTTTGTAATCGCCGGCAGACCATTTAATACGTTCGTATTGAATGTATAGTCACCTGTTACTTGTCCGTCATACCCTTTACCCGATTTATCCTTCCATATAGTAAGAGATGAATTGTTATTAGGAGTAATTCCATTGACCAAGGGGTCCGTAGCATCGAGCCATAACTGGCATCCAGGAATATCCGTGGGTATAAATGGGTCAAACGTAGTCGGCCCTGACATGAAAGTGTTCTTCAACCCTTCTAAAGCAGTCATGGCTAAAGTTGCAACATTTATGGCATTGTTCAGTGGAACAGATGGCACATATTGTGTGACAAGTGACTCTTTACCAGCGATATCATTTAAGGGGTCTGCTAGATTCTCTAAAACGGCCTTCACATAGTTATTGAGTGAAGCAACCAGAGCCAAGTTATTGGAAACGGTGCTCGATTTAAGAATGGCTTCTCCCAAAAGATCCTGGGTCTTTAGCAAGAATTGTTGCGCATTGGTCTGTGCTAAGACAATCGCACTGTGTGCATCATTTGTTACAGAGGTTACAATTGTTGACATATTAGCAAGGGTGGTTCCATCAATGGGATTAATGTTTGGCACGGTATTTCCCATTTCAACCACCCCTAGAGCCTCAGCGATTTTATTTATCACAATCTGAGAAGCCTCCGTTGTTAAATAGGAAGAGTAAGAAGCATCACTACATGCTTTTAATACAGCTTTCGCATTCGTGTAAGCCGTATTTGCGGCATTAGAAATGTTCTGATTTGCGTAATTCACTTCATAAGAAGCATTTTGGTAGTTTGTTGCAGCCATCTGTGCGGCTAACGTATTGGCAGCAGCCGTGGCAGTTTTCTGGATTGCAAGATTCGCATTAGCATATCCTGCATCCGCCTGCGCATTAATGTCTACCTGTGCCGCAGTGTAGCGAAGCTGCGCATTCACTAACTCAGCAGGAGTATTGTATGGTCCTAGAGCAGCTATAAGGCCTGTTGGGTAGCTACCCGTTATATCCAGGTCGATCTTGCCACCGACGTGGTTACCTCCAAAGGGCGTATTCATCTATTCTATGTGTATAATTTATACATATAAAATACATTTTCAAAGGGTTACGTGTCGGAAGTAAGATACTTACTCTTTATTTCTGCTGCGTTAATAATAGTTTTCTTGTGTGCCAATTGTTCTGAAGATATGCGCTGACATGATTGATATCTCTTAAATTCATTCAAAATTTGTAATTTATCAGATGGATTCTTTAAAATTTCTGTAAGATTCGTGTAGAGAGTATCTAATGAGTCAGTATCAACTGGCAATTCAGTGTCTTTCCAAGTTACCTCTATTGATTTCGTACGATACTTCACGAGTTTCTTAGGAGGTTCTTGAATTGTATGCAATGATAAAAGTGCCTGTTTTCTAAAACGAGTCATTCTAACAATAGATGCATGGATTTCAGATGTAATACCATATTCTTTTGGTATTTTAGGCGGTGATTCACGTATAAATACTACAGGCTCTGATTTTTGAACAGGCGGTTTTGTGTAAGCTGGCGTAGAAACCATCATTTGAGCTCTCTTCTGTGCTGCCCTCATTGATTCCTTATTAATAGGTGGAGCGGTGTTCGTCTGTCGTATTCCATTTGCTGTTATAATAACTTTATTATGAGATTGATGCATATTAGAAACTACAATGTTCGCCGCTCGGGATGCTGCGGATATAGCATTTTTAGCCGCATGGGCTCGAGATGCCTCTGCCATTATATTAGCACCTCTTCTTCCGCCAGAACCCCCTGAAAATGTAGGAGTCGGTTCCGTGTATTCATGATAATCGTCATCCATTCTATTAATAAGCAAACATTAATCCTGCACGCCCACCATATATACGCAGAATATTATATGTTTCTGCATATGTAAATATTACATATCTATCTACAAAATCATCTGTTATATTTCCTGTCTTACCATGGAACCCCAGCACTAAATTCAAGCGAAGAACCTTGTCTAAATTAGCCTCCCCTAATGGCATAGAGAATGGCGTGTATCCATTCTGTAAGCCAAATGGTATATTATAGAAATATCGATTGACCCATGGAGCCTTTCTTTGCTCCATAGATGGTATCATGGATCTGAACAAGGCTACATTTTCAGTGCTATAGCGAGTCATAGTCTCATTGTAATTAAGGGATAGCCAGCGTATGGGCTCTGAATATCTAGTTGAAAAGGCCGGCTTCAGAGTTCCAGGAAGACGCTCATCTAAGCCTTGTGCATCTGGCCACCAAGGGGCGAACGGAACCAGATTATTCGATAAATCTCTCGTTGCCAAAAATGGGGCATTGTAACCTGGACCCTCATATTTCTGACAATAAAAAAAGATATCTCTTGTCGGATTAGGCACTACAAGTGGTATTCTAGCATGTGTATTGTTCTTTGTATCTACGGGATCAAAGACATAATGCTGAACTACTGGTACCTGAATATCCGCAATGCGGAATCTGTTGGCCTCTGGCTTATCCAGATACACATATTCGACCAAGAGGTAAGCGTCGCTCATGGAGAATTCTTTGGGCATTGCGATAGTTGACGGATACGGGCTCACCTTTTGACCAGGTGCTCTTACTGGTTCTAGACCAGCCACTAAAGAGCCACTTGAGTCTGCATAATAAAATGGCGAACCTGCCATTGGCCATAAGGAAGCTCCTTGTAGATTGGATTGAACTACATTGCCTGAAGGATCTGTTGTCCTTGATTGTGTATAATAGAGCCCAGGTATAGTATTGAAATCCAAGGTAATGCGAACTTCGTCTATACTCAGAGCATCTATGGGTAAAAAACACCCAGGATCACCTCTTGAGAACCAGAAGGGTAAATTCACTACCACTTGCTCGGAAGTGCTTCCCATACCAAAAGAAGTATCTGTGAAGCCATTGTCTTTTCTCAGAATCTGCCTACTTTTCTCAACGGTCTTCTCCAAGGGTGTCTGAAATTCGTCTATGACTTCCATGAGTTTACCTGGAATCGTGTCTGACAAGACACCTCCTATGTGAAGCTGGGCTTGATTTACTAAAGCATGACCCACGGAATTCGTCCAACCAAAATGTGGACCAATGAATTGCACGGAATTACCTGAAACCTTTGTTGTCTGCGCTAGGCGCTGGGGCGTCTGAATATCTGGCATCTGAACAACCAAAAAAACCCTAGATATCAGTTCTCCCTGAACGGGCAATCTAGCAATGGCAATCTTACCAAAATCTGGAGAAGTATCAAAATCTATTCTTGACCAATTGGTTCCGTAACGACCTGCCTTTACAAAGACATTCAGTAAAGAACCTATTTGACCCTTTGGTGGTTGTAAACGTTCATCCTGCATACCTGTTGATATAATCTTAAGGAGGCTCGCCACCATTCTATTCATCTTTCACCATTTTGTTTATGTGTTGTTTACACAGATGGTCTGATAAAGGGCTCTTCATGTAAGAAGCCTTCTTACACTGCTTACCATCCCTGGTGAAAGCAGAGCAAATATAGGCCATCGAGGGGCCCTTGCGAATCTTGTTTTTTAGCCATGCCTCAGATGATGCATCAAAGAAGGCATGTGTAAATTCCTTGTCCATTTTACTAAGTAAAATGATGAAATCATTATCAATTTTAGTCAATGAATACCTTGTTACAGATGCCATTTCCAAAGCGGACCCATTGAAATGCAAAGACGAACACGTGAACTTCCCATTCCGTATCGGATGACCCTCCTGGGGGTTTCACATTCAAAGTTAGACGCAAGGAACTCAGACGACTCGCATTCATTGTTCCTGTAGGGTCATGTTCCCCTGGGTGTCTTGAAAAGGAGTAACCATAAATAAAAGAATCATAGGATGTCTTGCCACCCCTGTGTGCCCGTGAAATATGAGAACGAAACCACGCTTCGTCCTGGCTTATAATATCCAAGCCATTCGCCTGTAGTTTAGCTGATACCAGCAATGGCTGTAAGGGAGCAAATGTCGGATGATAATCTTTTTCCAGGGTTGCACTATAATTCGTCCAATCATTGTTCAAGGTTACAGAAGCCTTGCGTCTCAGAAACCAGACGATTTCCTCTACTGGCTGATTGGCTTCTAAAGGAAGTTGTACTGTGATTAGGTCATTGCCCATCTTATTCACCACGTATTTCAAGGGCTCTGTGAAATCAAACTGTTGAATCTCTCTGAATGGCCTTTCGAACTGCTGCCGTAAGAGCATTTCACGGTATGGGCCATCCACAAAGATACCCTGTGTTAGAAGCTGAATATTTTTCAGAGCGGGTTCGTCTTGAGATGCTACTATATTCTTAATGTTGTTAATGAAAACTGTATTATCTCTGATGGAAAATGACTTTCCTAGAGGAGTATCATAAGAAGAAGCCTTTGAGCCAGATAGAATACGAACAATCTGCTCAAATCGTTTTAAAGTGACACGAATACGCATTGTGCCTTCACGACATGCAATCAGGGGAAACGTTGCAGTTATCTTTTCCCTCAACATAGAAAACGCCAGGGGTACAGTTGTCCAAGCATCTTCTGTGAAATAAGCCTTCTTTCCATCTAGTAACTTCAAGTCATCCATTGATTTGAGGCCAATGGTATCAGCAAGGCCGAATTTAGTATTCAAGTCAGGAAATAACATAGAACATACATGTATAGAATCTCCTGTAATCCTTTCTAGAACCTGGTCATCCACTTCCAATGTAGCCTCTTCTAAAACCGCTGTGCCGATAGAATTACAATATGTCCAGAGAGTCGCTGGGTCTTGCGGAGTTATATTGTTTAGTCGCATTAGTTCTCTTGTTGTCGCATTAAACCAGTCGCCGAGTTGCAGTTGAATGAAGAGGCCGCTAATCAAGTCCCCACAATTCATGTCACCCAATTCGAATGTAAATGTCTGACCAAATGTCGCTGGACCTCTAAATGTAAATTCTCGCATGACAGAAGAAAAAGGAACAGTCCGTAGTGTCTCATCTCTGGTAAATCGTGTTATCGCTGTATCCAATGGAAAAAGTGTATTATCTTGTATGTCTCGGGATACTAAATCCAATAAAGTAGTCGCTGGGCCTCTGGGCTGTTTTGTTCCGTAAGCATTTGTCTGGTGAATGTCCATCTACTTAGTTCCTGTGCTTCCAAATCCACCCTCTCCACGCACCGATGCTGGTAATGAATCCACATAAGCAACCTCCTTAATATGCCCAAGAGCCGGTGCAATCACCTGGAATAGACGAGTTCCAGCGTCAATTATCTTGAAATATGTGCCAACAGATATCATGGGTGCCATTAGCTCACCACGATACGTGCTATCGATAATACCTCTACCATTTGCCATGATAAACCCCGTCTTATAAATGGAAGAACGAGGCTCTAGGGTAAAGTGAGAGTCCTCCACGACACCATCGTCCATCTGGAGCATACGGGCCTTTACACCCAGAGGGACAAGGGTAGAAACTGTCAGGGCGCTCTGGTTTACCACTACCTTGAGGTCATATCCAGCATTATCCTTTGAAAGAGTCTCCACGGTTCCTACTGCAGGATAAAAGGGCTTGCCCTGCTCTGTCACAAGAAGCTCAAGTCTATACCACACCATGCTTGCATACTGTGTGAGCGATTATTCAAATTTGCTAGTGCTTTACACGGGTAAAAAATTGACCAACAACATACGAAAGGATACAAGTATGCCAGGAATTTCAGATCTACTTGATACCATTAGCCAACCCAGCTTCTGTATGCGGAAGAATGGACGCCCTTTGGATGCCATTAAGGATGACCTTAATATTCTTGTTGGACTCTTTGCCCTATATGTTAGCTCTTATGCTTTCGGCCTCCATCGTATTTGCCTGATAACAATGCTAGCCATGTATGTGGTTATATACCAGATTGTTCAAAACTATCGTCTTCTACAATCTAGAGTAATTCATCAGGACAATTTTGACGAGTTGAATTCATCTACTTCTTCAGATGTATCCGAGCTTGAACCTACAGAGGAGCTTTCCATTAAGCAGCGGGAGCAAGGTGCAGTATATTCTAGGGGGATGAGTGAGGACCAGGAGTGGCGGGTTCTGGAGCAACTCGAGCAGGTCGTCCAGGAGACGGAGGAGAGAAATGCTGCTCGGGCTCAAGGTGAAACGGAGTTCGATGACCTTCCTGACCTGATTCCACTGGATAACGATGACATGCCACCTCTCATGCCAATTTATTCCCTAAAACCCAATCACTTCTCATCAGAATCTATTTATAGCAATTTGCCTAATCTAAGTGAGATCTAATTACCAAATAATAAAGCACCCCTCTCACCATCTATAACATAGACACCCCAGCCAATGGATATGGCTCGCATGGTGACTCTTTTTTGTCCAAGACTTGTTGGTAAAGTATCCATGATATCTAGCCAAAGCGTAGGTCTATCTGCATTACTCATATTCACTGTACCAGATGGTCTGCGCTGCTCAGGAGCCTTATTTCCGTATTGAGGGCCACTCGTAAAAGATATCCAAGATATAGGAATTCCTGGAGTTTTTTCACACTTTATAAATGGCGAAATACGTTCCCATAACTTATTATCTCTCTGCTTCTCTCTTTCCTTCGCTGCAATAAACAGCGACAGAAAATTATAGTATTCCCCTGTGCCCATAGGATTCTTCATATTCCAGAGCTGATTTCTCTCGGTGTTATATTCAGATTGAAACATTATCAAAATAGATTCAGACGGATGTCTCCCATCTATGCGCTTTGTGACATAGGAAGCCCCTCCATTTCCTACGGCAATATAATCAGATGGATCTAGACTCAACTTATTTTCAAAGGGTCTTAAGAATGGAATCTCAAGTCTTG